CCAGATCAGCTCAAGATTGCGGCCGGCCTCGCGTTCAAGAGCGCGCGAGGATCGTATCCGGTTGGTGTAGCCATAAAGATAGAGCTTCAGCAGATCGGCAGGATCGTAAGGCGGTTGTCCCGCCCCGCCACCCGACCCGGCATGACCGAAGCCAAGCCGCTCAAGGTCCAGCGCTGCGACAAACGCCTCGATCGCCCGAACCGGGTTCTCTCGACCCACATAATCTTCCACCCGCGCGGGCAGAAGGCTGACCTGATCCCGGCTCACCCCGGTCTTGAACATGCGATTCGTCATACCGAATCGTACACTCGTTCACCCAAACGGCTAGGATTCTTGCCCAACCTCTGCGCTCCATCCGGGCTACGAAGAGCCCGCGCCGGGAGCAGGGGAGCCCTGTCCGGACCAAGTTCCCGTTGCACCTCGCCAGCCCGTGCGCTATCCGGCCGGAAAGGCCTGAGGCGGCTTCCATTTTTCCGCCCGGCCCAAGCCAGCCCGAGGACGGAAACCGCCATGCCAGCCTATCGCTCCCGCACCACCACCCACGGCCGCAACATGGCGGGTGCCCGCGGCCTCTGGCGCGCGACGGGCATGAAGGACGCCGATTTCGGCAAGCCGATCATCGCGGTCGTCAACTCCTTCACCCAGTTCGTGCCCGGCCACGTCCACCTCAAGGATCTCGGCCAGCTCGTGGCCCGCGAGATCGAGCAGGCCGGCGGCGTCGCCAAGGAGTTCAACACCATCGCGGTCGATGACGGCATCGCCATGGGCCATGACGGCATGCTCTACAGCCTGCCGTCGCGCGAGCTGATCGCCGACAGCGTCGAGTACATGGCCAACGCGCACTGCGCCGACGGGCTCGTCTGCATCTCCAACTGCGACAAGATCACGCCCGGCATGCTGATGGCGGCGTTGCGGCTCAACATCCCCGCCGTGTTCGTCTCGGGCGGACCGATGGAGGCCGGCAAGGTCAAGCTCGAGGGCAAGACCAAGGCCGTCGACCTCATCGACGCCATGGTGGCGGCGGCCGACTCCAAGGTCAGCGACGACGACGTCAAGGTGATCGAGCGCTCGGCGTGCCCGACCTGCGGCTCCTGCTCGGGCATGTTCACCGCCAACTCCATGAACTGCCTCACCGAGGCGCTGGGCCTCGCGCTGCCCGGCAACGGCTCGGTGGTCGCCACCCATGCCGACCGCAAGCGCCTGTTCGTCGAGGCCGGCCACACCATCGTCGATCTCGTCCGCCGCTATTACGAGCAGGACGATGCCAGCGTGCTGCCGCGCAACATCGCCAACTTCAAGGCGTTCGAGAACGCCATGACCCTCGACATCGCCATGGGCGGCTCGACCAACACCGTGCTGCATCTGCTCGCCGCCGCCCATGAAGGGCAGGCCGAGTTCACCATGCGCGATATCGACCGGCTCTCGCGCCGCGTGCCCGTGCTCTGCAAGGTCGCGCCATCCGTCGCCGACGTGCATGTCGAGGACGTGCACCGCGCCGGCGGCATCATGGGCATTTTGGGCGAGCTCGACCGCGCCGGCCTGATCGACACCTCGGTCTCGACCGTGCATGCACCGACCATGAACGATGCGCTGGAGCGCTGGGACATCAAGCGCTCCAAGAGCGAGACGGTGCGCACCTTCTATCGCGCCTCGCCCGGCGGCATCCCGACCCAGGTCGCCTTCAGCCAGGAGCGCCGTTATGACGAGCTCGATGCCGATCGCGAGAAAGGCGTCGTGCGCGATCTCGAACATGCCTTCAGCAAGGACGGCGGTCTCGCCGTGCTCTACGGCAACCTCGCGCAGGACGGCTGCATCGTGAAGACCGCGGGCGTCGATGCTTCGATCCTGAAATTCTCGGGCCCCGCGCACGTGTTCGAAAGCCAGGACGCGGCGGTGGAAGGCATTCTGGGCGGCAAGGTCGTCGCCGGCGAGATCGTGGTCATCATCTACGAAGGTCCGCGCGGCGGCCCCGGCATGCAGGAGATGCTGTATCCGACCAGCTACCTGAAATCGATGGGCCTCGGCAAAGCCTGCGCGCTCGTCACCGACGGCCGTTTCTCTGGCGGCTCGTCCGGCCTGTCGATCGGCCATCTGTCGCCGGAAGCGGCCGAAGGCGGCAACATCGGTCTGGTGCGCACCGGCGACCGCATCGCCATCGACATCCCGAACCGCAGCATCAGCCTCGAGGTGTCCGACGAGGAGCTCGCCAAGCGCCGCGCGGCGGAGGAGGCGAAAGGCGATGCCGCCTGGCAGCCGCAGAACCGCAAGCGCAACGTCTCGACCGCGCTGCAGGCTTACGCCGCGCTCACCACCAGCGCGGCGCGCGGCGCGGTGCGCGAGGTGAAGCGTCGCCCGAGATAGGCACCTGATCGGCGCGCCGCTGGCTAAATCGATCCCTCTGGGACGACTCGCGGTCTCCGTGCGAGCGCGCCGTTGCATGACAGAACCGTGGAGCCCGGGCAGACGCCCGTAAAGAAACGGCCCCCGCGTCCTGGGGTGTGGGCTATTGGGGGTGGACGCGGGAGCCGTTTGCGAGGTGGTTGCCCGACGTGCGGGCTCGCCCGCCAGGCGCAATCAACTTAGTGGATTTCACCGCGCTTTGCTATTTAATTTTATTTATTTCTGTTTTTTTGTGATTTAATCAGAAGATGGTCCTAGGAAAAATACCTGGAATCCATTTTTCCGAATCCGGTCAGGGGCAAATCGCCTTATCCCGATCTGTCCGCAACTGTTCGGATTGCCAGTAGCGGAGTAAGCCATGAGTCCTTCTCCATCGCTCGTGCCGCACATTACGACCGACCGGGACGTTTATCTCGTGCTCGATGACTTCGGCCGGCGACTGGGCCGCGCCTGGTGTGAGACGGCCGAGGAGGACGCCAATCGCGCGACCCTGCTCAGACATCTCGTCGAAGGGCAATATCTCCATCCCGCACGTATCGTGGCCTTCAATACCGCGGAGGGATGGTCGCGGGATGCCACCGCGGAAATCGCCGACGAGCTGCGCCGCCGCTTTGTCGAATTCGAGGAGACCGATCCCTCGCTGCTGGAGTTTTTGGAAAGAGCAGTGAGGCGCTAAAGCTCGACCCGTCGGAGGCGGATGAACGCTTTCGGAACGGCGCTCGAACGGAGCACCCGCGGCTGTGTCCTATCGCCGGCGCAGCGATCACGCTCTCGCATGTCATGCGGACTCCGGGGCCAGTGCGCATCGCGCGTTAATGCGCGTGGTCAATGAGTTCTTACCGCTCGGCCGTGATCGGCCGTTCGCATTAAGGATGCCCCGACGAAGTTCGGCACCCCAGGATTTTGCCGCGTATACTGCGTTCGACCTTTGCAAAATCTATTTCGGGCAACTGGGGCAACCACCGCAATGTCTCGTACTCTCGCCGTCGTTTTCTCCACCGCCGTCGCCGCGATTGCCATGACGGGCGCAGCCTCCGCCGGCTGCTACAATTGCTACGCGCCGCCGCCGTGCACGACCTGCTATCAGCAGCAATACGTCGCGCCGCAATACCGCACCGTCGACGAGACCGTGATGGTGTCTCCCGGCTCCGTGGTCGCGCACCGCACGCCGGCGCAGTACCGCACCGTGATGGTGCCGCAGACCGTGATGGTGGCCCCGCCCAGTGTCCAGTACGAGCGCATCCCCCCGCAATACGCCACGCGCCAGCGTGTCGAGATGGTCTCGCCGGGCTATTCCTATTACGCGCCGGTGCAGATGGGCTGCGCCTCCTGCGGGTATTGACGTCCGACGCAGTTACGAAGATCTGGCGCGGCGCTCCTTACGGGGCGCCGCTTTCTTTTGCGCACCAGCAAACGAGGCCCGGACATGGAGACGAATCCAACCGGGCCTCGCAACCAGCGACGCCCTGGGAGATGTCGCCAGTATTCGGGATTGCTGAGGGTTCGGCGGCTATCGGCGGCCGAGCGTATTGGTCAAGCTAGAGGAACAGGCTGACGCTCGCCTGACAGATCGGGACAGCAGAAGAGTGTGGGGCACCCCACCAACTTCGCGTTGCCTTGCGCGGTCGACTGCGTTAAGCGACAGCCATTCCAACGCTTGGAAGGGTGGCCGAGTGGTTTAAGGCACCGGTCTTGAAATGTTATTCCGGGCATAGCGGGTAGGGGCGTCTCGTACCGAAACGTCCCATTTTGTAGGCACTTAGGCGAGAGCCGATACCTCCGCATCCCTCGCTATACCAGCCCGTATTTTAGCGTTGGGTGCCAATTCGGGTGCCAACTAGCGCAGCTTGGCCACCACCTGACCGGCGATCGCCTGCGCCTCCATCAGCGTCACGCGGACCATACCTCCCGGGCTCTGGTCCGATTTGCCAAATTCCAGCGCATGGGCGTAGTCGGCATTGTTCGCGATGAAGATCGTATCGCCGACCTTGGCCGTAGCGATCACGGCCGCGATCCGGGCAAGCGTGGCCGCGCCGTCGGTATCGTCCGGCGGGTCGCCAGCCGTGGGCATTCCGTTGACCGCCGCGACCCAGGCGCCGCGCGCATTGCCAGATTCAACCGGCGTCCGCTCGATGATCCGCCGGGCCACCTCCAGCGCCAGGCCGCGGAACGCTTCGTCCATGTCGACTTTGACCCGGGACACCCAATTGGCAATTTCCAACCTGAACGTCATCGATCAATTTCCTCGCATATGCCCGCACACGCTCCGGATTGAGTTCCGCCAGGGCGCAAACGGCCGCGAAGTCCGTATCGTCCTCCAGTAGCCAGCGCCGCGCCTCTGCTTTGTCCGCCGCCTTCGTGCGCAGCTCCGCCCGGCGGGTAGTGCTGTGGTGCGGCTGGATCTCCGCAACCACCATCACCGCATCGGCGAGCGCTTGGCTGACCACGGCGCAATAGAGCCGCTCCAGCCGCTCCGCATGGCCACCCGACGGCATTTCCTCCGCCGAGTTCTCCAACCGCTTGCCAGGGCCGTCCAGGCGCATGGCACCTACTCCGCCGCGGTCCAGTCGAGCATGGCCAGTGCGCCCTTTGCGTCGATCCCGGCTTCCTTGGCGGCCGCCAGGCCAGCAACGAGCATCTGGAACGAACGGGCGGCCGCGCCAGTGTCGAACGCCTGCGTCCCGGTCAGGGCGTCGAGTGTGACGGTGCCGCCCAGCTTCTCCGACGCTTCCTCGGCGATCAGGTCCGAGACGGGCTGCAACGTGAACTGCACCAGATGGCGCTGCGCCTCGCGCACAAGCTGGCCAGTGGTGGCCGGATCGAATAGAGCGGGCAGGATGCCATAGGCCGCTAGGACCGAACTGCGCGCGCTGGCGAGTGTCTCAATCGGAACGGCGCCCTGAAGGTTTGGCGTAAGGTCGGAAGGTTTCCAGTCCTGCTGCGGTGCCGGGCCGCCCGCCGCCTGAACGACCACGCTTTCGCGCAATAGCACGCGGCCACGCTGGCCACGGAAGCTGCTTGCCATGTTGCTGTTGTCGACGTCGGGGCTTTCCGGCATCGGGACCACCTGACTGCCGAACGGCATGTCCTGATAGGCTTCCGAGAGCGCCGTCTCGACGCTGTGGAGCATCCCGGCCGAAAGGCTCGCGGTGCGGAGCGGCGAAACGCCCAGCCAGGGCGCGGCCGGGTCGACGTTGATTCGGAAGTGAACTACCTCGCCAGCAAGCGCCGTGACGCTGCGACCGCCGCCAGCCTCGGGAATGGTCAGCCGGTACGCGACCGGCTTGCTGTTACGGGTCCGGGTGTCCCAGTCGCTCGCAGGGACCAATTCGTCACCATCGATCAACGCAACGAATTCGCCACGGAGCGCCAGGCTGCGGCCGATCAGGGCCAGCGTGCAAGGGTCGAGCAGATCGGTCCCCGCCGGCTTGGCCAGGGCAAGCGAATTTTGCCAAAGGGCCACGCAACTGGAAACGCTGCCGGTCAGTTCTCCAAGGCCGGTCCTGCCGGAAATGTAGGCCTCGCGCATCCGCATGACCTCGGCAGTGAAGCCCGATCCGGCGCTGCGTTGCTCAACGGCCGGCGCCGAGCGGCGGAAATAATCCAGAAACCCCATCACACTCTCCGATAATTGCGCAGCAGGTCAGCAGCGCCGCTGTTTTGAATCGCCGCAGCCATCCAGCTTTCAGAGCGCGTGCGCTGAATGGAAATTGAACCGGCTTCGATGCGCTCCGATCGCGCGCCGGGAGTGCCGGGCTTTGCCGCCATGTAGGCGGACAAGCGTTGCGCGGCCTCGGCGACGATCGCGGGCAGCGTCATTCCATCGCCAACCGAGGCGGTGAATTTGTAGGGACCGCACCCCGGCAAGCAGTAGCCACCCAGCGGCGAGGCATCGGGAGCGTTGGCCGTAATGTCTGACCACGCTCCGTCCGACCAAATTTCGATTTTGGAAATCACCGCCGGAGCCAAGGGCGGATGCCATTCGCCCGGTCCCTCAACCGTCCACACCACGGCGCGCGGCGTGAAGCGATAAGCGATGTAGGATTCGAGCCGCTGCCACACCGCGGCAGAAACGGTCGGGGTGGTCGTCGGATAGGACGCGGGCACGCCCTCGACCTGATCAATCGTCGTGCTCATCGGTACCTCAAAATGGTTTGCGGGCGCGGCACAGCGAGACCGGAGTCGGTCACTTGCCAATTGCGCGCCTCAACTTGCGCTTCGTCGTAGGCCGGCCGCGTCACGATCGAGAGTTCGAACAGGATGGCTTGCAGGATCGTGCGCAAGATTGCGTTGAAGGCGCCCTTGGAAGGGTTGTATCCTTCGTTCTCGATTAACTCGGCTTCGCCGGCCGGAACGGCGCGCTCGGGCGGAATGCGGAAGCCAGGCGAAAGGCCGATGCTCAGACCAGCTTCGATTAGGCGGAGCAAGTCCTGCACCCACGTAATGCTCACGACTTCGGGCGTCAGAATCGCCTCGAAAAGCAATTCCGTATCCGTATCGGTGAGCGTCAGCGTTTTGTTTGCCGTGCTCGCCAAGGGCCGGTCATAGGAATGGCCAGCGAGCAGATGAATTGGCGAGTCGTCGACGTGCTCAAGGCTGTACGTGAAGGCGCCGGGCGCGAAGCGCTCTTTCTTCGGCCGTCCGGTTTTGCCGCCGTCCGAGAGCACCGCCCATTTGTTGTAGGGGAAGCGGCCGGCGAGCTTCCGTGCGCCGTTTTGCGACGCACGGAGTTCGAGGCTGCCAAGATCAGCAGCGTGCAGCATCGGCTTATGCCAACTGCAAGCCGGTCAGGATCTGTAACTGCTGCGAACGAGCAGCCGACACATCCATGGTCGCCAGCGCGGTGAGACGCAGACCGCCCGACGCAGCGTCCGAGTACGGATCGCGGATCAGGTCGATACCGCCCCACAGACCGACGAAGAAAGGCGGAACGCCGCCGGCCGACGCAGTGAGCAGCGCTTTGGTCGCCAGCGGCGTACCAGTCGGCGCGGCCAGTGCGTTGGACGACATCACGATGTTGTCCGCACCGACGCCGATCGCGAAACGATAGTATTCGGAGGTCGCCGTGTTGGTCAGCAGTTCGTTGTCCATAAAGTCGTAGACTTCCGGACGGATCAGAACTTTGACGCCGCTGTTGAAACTCTGATTTGTAGTCGACTGCGCCGGAATTGCATTCGCGACCAGGAAATTGACGATCGCGGTGCGGAACGCAGACCACTTCACGGATGCGTTGACCGCCGTCGAAGTGATGCTGTAGCTGCCCACAAGCAGGCCGGCCGGCTCACCGCTCGCGCCAGCGCCGAGAAACACAGCCTTGTCCATGGCCTGCGCCATACACCCGTTCATGTCACGGCGAACGGCCTGTTCGAGACCATCGCCGGACTGCTTCAGCGTCTTGCGCGTGATCTTCATCTGAATGCCGAGCGTGTTGTTCGGCGCGATCGTGCGGCTTGCGGTCGTGTACTGCGTCGGTCCACCAACCGAGCCGGTTTCCGAAGTCTGCCAGGCTGCGGAAACAGCACTGGAAACGATCGGATATTCGTTGGTGCCTTGCGCGATCGAAACGAGCTGACCGCCCATGATCGAAGCGACCGACTGGGGAAACAGACGATCAATAATCGGCGCGGTCATTTTCGGCGAAGGCGTACCGCTCGCGACGGTCTCGCCAGCACGTTTTTCCAGCGACAGCGCCTCATACGGAATCGGAACGCCGCGATAGCCGCCCTTGCTGCGCAGTTCCTGCACGATTTCGGCAGTCGGACCGGTGATCACATGGCCTTCATCGAGATGGAGCGCGACCTGGCGCATCTCGAATTTGTCGACCAGGGCCGAATATTCGCGATCGGAGCGCGTCTCCAGATCGTCCTTGGCTTCGCGCCGCTCGGTATCTTCGGTGATCAGCGCGGCACGGTAGCGCGATTCGTTGCTGCGATATTCCGCATCCATGGTTTCCATGCTGCGGGTTTCGTCCTCGGTCAAATCGGTTTTGCCGACGAGACCGGCCAGGGCCTGACGGATTTCCGACTGACGGCGCTGGATTTTCACACTGGTAAGCATTGCAGTTCCTTTTGTTTGAGGAGGTCGCGCCACGCTTGGCGCTTTGGATCGAGTGGCGCGATGCCCACTTCGATTGCGGTAATGCGGCTGTGACACACGCCGCATAAGGTCTTGAGGTTTTCGAGGTCGTAAGCGAGTTCTGGAAAATCCTTCACCCGCTTGATGTGATGCACTTCGAGGCGACCACGCGCCGAACAATCGCGGCATTTCCAGCCGTCACGGCGCTTCGCTTCCAGCCGGACAACTGCCCATCGCGGGTCTTTGTAAATCGACGATGGCGCGCGGTTCACACCCACTTCGGCGCCCTCGCTTTGCGTACGGGAGCGGCGAGCATGCGCGCGCCTTGCGCGACGGCTAGGACGCTGGCACAGGCCGCGTCGATACGGCCCAACGATCGGGCCTTGGCCAATTTGATGTTGTTCGCCGGGTCGCGCAGACAAACGGTGTCGGCCATGGCACTGCGCAGCAACAACGACGGAGCGGCCTTCACCAGTCCATCGAAGCACGCGCGCCGGAAGCGGTCGCAATCCTCATTGCCGTCCTTGAAGCCCATGCCGCGCCACACGAGCGGGACGCGAATGCCGGCGGCGTCGATAGCCTGTGCAAGCTCTGCCTGTTTGAATCTGTCCATGACCAGGGCGGCAATCGTCTCGCCTTCCACATGGCGCATGACTTCCGAGAGCCACGGTGCAACGGGAACGGTCATCGCGCCCAAGGTCGACAACTCGTTACGGCTGGACATTTGCGAATAGCGATCGCCAACGCCGTCACGCTGGCCACGATCAAGCAAGCTTGGCTGCGACGGAAACCAACCGAGAGCCTCAAGGCGCCCCGTCTCAGGCCAGAAAAACGCCGCGGCCGTCATCGAGGCAGAGCCGCCAAGGTCAATTCCGACGATGCATTGACCACCGCGAGCCGGTACATCCGCGGTCTCGCAGGCCAACCACTCATCCGTGGTCAAGAGCACGTCCCGGTTTTCACCGGACACGCGCTGATTCAAATTGAACAGCCGGAAATTCGAGAGCGTGCTACCGCCGCGCTGCATCGCGCGCCGTGCCTCGCCCTGTAACCAATCCAGCGAGCTACCGATGCCGCTCGCGGCGCCAGGATTTGCGATCTTGAGCGCCTCGATGTCGTCCGGTGCGCAGCCCTCCGGCGCCCGGTGCTCCTGCACGTACATGCGCTCGCCCGGCTCATCGAGCATCTTGGAAAAGCTATGGGTGTTGTCCGGCGCGCTCGTGCTGATGACCAGTGCCCGGCCGGACCTCTTTCCGAGGGCCGAGAAAATGGCGGCTTCCAGTGAATCGCCCTTGTCGCGGTCCCAAAAGCCGCGCTCATCAAGCAGCGAAAAGACCGGCGCCAGGCCGAGCGCATTCTTCGCGTCACTGGCGAGCACGCGCAGCACATGGCCACCGCCGTCGCCCTCGTACCGCACTTCCAGCCGCGGCGACCGAACGAACGTCAGTTGCTTCCGGACCTTGGTAGGTAGGCTGGTCGCCAACCCCTCGATGAACGCCCACGCGATGCGCCCCTGATCCCGGGTCTTGGCCGCAACGATCACTTCCCGGCGGGGTTGCTTGTCGATCTTGCCGAGCAGCGCGGCCAGGGCGAGCCCCGATCCCAGCATGGTCTTACCTGCGCCGCGGCCAACACTGAGCCCCGCGATGGAAACCCCGTCGGCCAGGGCACCCCGAATGAAGCGCTTCTGAAAATCCGCAAGACGAATCGGTTTTCCCGCAAGAGGTCCTTCGGGAATCTTCAATGATTCTAAGAACTTAATGGCGTTTTCTGAGGTCATTTTTCTCTGGGAGCGATAAAAAGTACTCCCGCTCCGCGTAGAGCCGGTCCTCCCGAGCGCCTGCGGGTCCCATACCTCATGCGCGCGCCTGGATGACCCACGCAGCGCCCGCGGGATCGCGCTGCACGTTGACGATGACGTAGCTCACGCCGCCGCTCTTGAACTGGTCTGCTGTGGTCGGAGTGATGTCGAGCGATGAGCACAAGACAAACGCCTTGCGGTCGTTGATCTGCACTGCGCTATCGACGTGATCGAGCTGGGTGTAATTGTCGATCCAGCCCATGCACGCATGGTCGACAGGTGTGATGACCGGATCGAACGGCGGACCCGACTCTTCCATGCGCGTGATCGTGCACGCCATCGGGATATCGAACGCGCTGAGCGCGTCGGTCAGGGTAGTGGCAAGGCTGCCGTCGTCGAGAATGCTCAATGGGCCTGCAACGCAAAAAACCGGCGGATGCTTGTCAGGGCATCCCGCCGGGTGATCAATGTGCGCGGATTATGCCACGCTTTTTCCGAATGTCAATTACCCTTCGATATCCGTCGAAGTGTCAGCGCTTGCTACGCTGCTTGACCAGGGCGTCGTACATCACGCGCATGTTGCGCACTGCCTGCTCGGCCTGCTCCAGCTCGTTCGCCATCGCTGCCAGAGCGCGTTCGTCAAAGGTCAGTTTCTTCGCCATTTTCATTTCTCCACTTCAAATTGAAGTTGACAGCCAATCAACGCGCAAAGTTGAACACGATTTCCATGACCAATCAAGAAAATGATATTCTAAATATTTGATTTTGTTGACAAATTACATAAGCGTCACACCGTCACGTCACCGTCACATCGCGTCACATGTGACGGTCCATGCCCGTCCGTCACGTCACACCACCCTATAGGGTGTGACGGACGTGACGCGGACTAGCGAATTGGAATTGGTGGAGGCACTGGACATGGAGAAATAATCCCCGCCGCTGCTCGTGTGGTCATGGGAATGGCGTTCGTGCTCGTGAACCGCACCATGCCGTTATCCTCCTCGATGCGCTGCGTCTTGATCAGCGAAGCCTTCAACCGCCTGAACGGCTCGCGCGGGTTCGGCGCATCCCGATCGAGCACGCCGCGCCGGAACAACTCCTCTTTCCAGGCATGGACCGCGACCGCTCCCTTCTGGCCGTGGTCCTTGATGGTCGTCTTGAGGGTGTCCAGCGCGTTCACCTGATTGTCGCTCAGCCGTGATGCTTGTTCGGGCGCTGCCTGCACGGCCATGGGCGAGACGATGAACGCGGTCAGATCGTCGCCGTCGGCGTCCGTGCCTACCGTCACTTCCTGCCCCACAAACGACGTCAGCACGCCTTCGGGCTGATCGTTCGCTTTCGTGATCGTCGCGGTCTTCACCTTGTCGCCGGAGATCTGCACTCCGAGATCGATGTGACCAGTCTTGGCGCTGCTGCCGCGCTCGCCCTTGGTCTCGTCTTTGCCAGTATGACCGATCGTCGCTAGGTGGATGGGCTGGCCGAGCTGGTCGTGGATGCGCTTCAAATTCGCGGCGACGAGATTGACGTGCTGCGCCTTGTCCTCATCGCCGCCGCCGGCTGCGACGGCCTTGGCGTAAGTGTCGAATATGGCCAACCCCACCGGAACGCCAAACCGTTCCTGTGCCGTCGTGATCGTTGCGATAACAATCCGCACGCTGGCCTCGTCCGTCAAATCGACGATCTGGTCGACGACCGCAATCGGCAAGCCAGCGTGACCATCTCGCTTCGCGTACGCGGCCAGGCGCCGCCGTTGAAGCCCGGCGCGCTCCAGCGCAAAGTAAACCGTGCCGAACTTCTGTTTCGTCTTGAAGCCGCGCCAATCCCGACCTGCCGCACCATGTACAGCGATGTCGGTCAGCAGCGACGACTTCAATCCGCCCGCCGGTCCATACCATGACGAATCCTCATCGAGCGCGAGCACACCCTTAATCAGCCACGGCTTGGCGGGCTCGTTCGTGCATTCATCGAAAAACTTCATCGGCAGTGCGGTCACTTACGAATTCCCTTTCCGAAACGCTTCATTCCCAAGCTGGGTTTGAGTTTGGGCTTCACGCCGAGTCCGAGTTGCAACCGCTCGTACTGTTTGTATCTCTCGTGCAGTCGCTCATATTTCTGGTAGAAATAGACGACGTTCTGGGCGCTGGTGTTGAACAGGGTTTTCAGTTCCGGATTGCAATGAATCAGCCACATCAATTCGCTGCGCTCCTCCGGCGTCCACTTGTCGACCGTTTGCCAGCCATTTTCCCAAGCGTGCCTGAGCAGGGCGACCGCAGCGATTAGCGCTTCTTTCCGTGCCGAACGCTCCGGCTCCGTTGCAGCGGCGTCAGCTTCGGCAGCGTCGAGGAACGCGCGTGCGGTGGCCATGTGCCGAGCGGCGTACAATTCGTCGCGCTCGTTGAGATCATCGAGCCGCTCTCGGAGTTCGGCCGGCGGTTTCCAGCCCACGCGGTGAACATCGCGCAGCGCGTCCATGCGCTCGCGGATCTCGGTTAGGTCCTCGATCCAGAGCAGATATTTGACGTGCAGATGGTCATAGATTTGATCGGTGACGGGCGTCCAATGGATACTCATTTTCGGAACTCCAGAAAATCTGATGGAGCCCGACGATTTCACTTTACGACGGTGATCGAAGTATGCTAGTCAAAAGGCCTTCCGAGCCACCGCATACGCATACAACGATCCGCCGTCCGATGTGCCACCGTCGGACGGCTTTTCGTTAGCGATTGGCGAGATCGCTCAGGCGCCTGCAAGCGTGGCGCATGGTGCTGCTGTGAGCGTTGAACTCGCGCGCTTCATCGTCGCGCATCTGGAATTTGTGGCCGATCGCCTCCATCCGCTTTCGAGCGTGCTCGATCGTCGTCGCGATGTCAGCGATATCCTCGGCGCGGCTCATGCCGGCACCGCCAGTCCAAGCTTTTCGCGCAGCATCGCCGTCGGCACCTTTTTAAGCTTGCCGATCTGGATCGTCGGAATGTCGCCGCGGTTGGCCGCGTCATAGCTCGCGTTGCGGCTCAGACCGTAGATGATGCGTCCCACATCGGGCACGGACGCGGTCGGCTTGGAAAGCAGCTTCAGTAATTCCTCGTTCATAGTGCAAACCCTTTAGTGGTCATGGGGTCAATAATGGCCCTACATAACACAAGCAGTTGCGTAGTGTCAAATTTGGCCCTACTATCGTGACTTCAAATGCGGAGATTCGAATGGCGCGGAAACCAATGGATCCTGTGAAGCTGAATTTGCGCTTCACCGAGGCGCTGCGTGCGCGACTGGAAAAGGCGGCAGCGCAGAACAATCGGTCAATGAATGAAGAGATCGTTCGAAGGCTGGAGGACTCCTTCAAACCCGATGACTTCTTGGACGCCCTCGATCGTCTGTCGGAAAGGGGGACTGTCAGGATAGGCAACAAGGTTCGCAAAGGCGGCCGCTGGGTGCATGACGATGAGGAGCGGTCATGAAAGGCCACATCCAGCAGCGCGGCAAAAATAGTTGGCGCCTCAAATTCGATGCCGGCCGCGACGAAAAGACGGGCAAGCGGAAAACCCAATTCGTCACCCACCGCGGCAACAAGCGCTCGGCGCAAATCAAGCTTGCCGAACTGATCGCGTCGGTCGCACAAGCTAAGTATGTCGAGCCGCACAAGATCACCGTCGCTGAATGGGTGCGCGCTCGCGTCGACCATTGGGAAGGCTCCGGCGATATCAGCGCCAGGACGGCCGAGCGCTATCGGGAGTTGGTCGAAAATCAGATCGCGCCGCACATTGGCGCGAAGCTCCTGCAAAAATTGCGGACGCTCGACATCGAGGAATGGCACACGACGTTGCGGAACGGCGGCCGCGCCGACGGGAAGGGCGGTCTCGCACCCCGGACCATTGGCCACGCCCACCGCGTGCTCGGGAAAGCACTGCGCGACGCCGTAAAGAACGAGCTGGTCATCAAGAACGTCGTCGCCGCCGAATCTGCGCCGAAGGTCGACGACGAGGAAATGGTGATTGTGAAGGACATTCCGGCCTTCATCGAATCGCTGCGCGGCCACCGGTTGTTCGTTCCCGCGATGGTTTCGCTGTTCACCGGAATGCGCATTGGCGAAGTGCTGGCGCTGCGATGGGGCAGGGTAGACCTCGACGGGAAGGTGATTCAGGTCCGCGAGGCGATCGAGGAAACTAAGGCGCACGGGATCCGGCTCAAGGCGCCGAAAACCAAGGCCGGCCGCCGCGACATTACGCTGCCGGATTTGTTGGTTGAGGCACTGCGCGAGTTCCGGCGGGAGCAGTTGGAATTGCGGCTCAAGCTCGGCGCCGGCAAGCTTCCGGACGATGCCTTGTTGTTCGCGGCGCCCGACGGCGCGCTACCATCGCAGAAGCGCTACAGCAAAGCTTGGAGCGATTTCCAGCCGGACATGGGCTTCCACAACCTGCGCCACACCCATGCCTCGCAGCTTATCGACGCGGGCGTGGATATCGTCACGATTTCCAAACGTCTGGGGCACGCTAAGCCCGATATCACGTTGCGCATCTACGCCCACCTGTTTAGGAAAGACGACGGCAAGGCGGCAGCGGCGATCAATGCGGCGCTGAATCGCTAGGGTGCCAATCGGGTGCCAATTTCGCACTTTGTTCTATTCAGAACATGCGCTAAGCACTTGAAATTGTTGAGCTGGAAGGGTGGCCGAGTGGTTTAAGGCACCGGTCTTGAAAACCGGCGTGCCCGCAAGGGTACCGTGGGTTCGAATCCCACCCCTTCCGCCAGTATATTGTTCGCCACTGTTCGCGAGCGTTCGGAATTCACAGTAAAATCAAAGGATTGCGTCGAAAAAGCTGGGAGGCGCTGGTGCAGCATTATCAGACGCTACCGCCAAACAGCCTTGTCGCGAACAGCTCAAGCCAAACCAATCCCAGCCACGCGCTCAGCTTCTCCGAACTGGAGAAAATTCTTAACCTCTGCAGCCTGACCAAGGTTGGCAGTACCGACTACACGATGGGTAGTAAGGATCGCGTCGTTGGCGTTCAGGAAGTGCGAACCCGATGTTCGCGGTGAACCTGGCCGGCACGGCCTACGATCCTGCCACCGTAGAAGTCGCATGTTTCGGCACGCAGTGATCTGGACCTGCGCGGCGACGGCTACCGCTCAATAGTCGTCGCGGTAATAGCGGTATCGCCACCGTGGGCGGTACTCTTCCCTGTAGTATCGGCGCGGCTCGTAGTAGGCGCGGGGTTGGCGTGCGGCTTGATACTCCGGCGGAATGACGCCGTTCGGATAACATCGTCCGTAGATGTCGGTATCGTACCCGTAGCTGCATGGCCCTTCACGGACCGGAATCAGGTTGGGCGTGTCGCTCTGCAGTGCTACGGCGGGCGTTGCGAGCTGGAGAGCAATGGCCGCAGCTGCTCCGATGATCATGGAATCCTCCCGAAACGTTTCTGGGAACCAAACGTGCTAGTGCGTCCAAGGTTTCCAGATGTGGGCCTGCTTTGTTGATAGGCTCTTGATCTACAACAGCGCCTGAAGGGGGCATTCACCGAGCATTCACATGACTATGCATATCGATTTCCCCAGCCTGCGGCAGTCTTCCGCAACCTTATGGCGAGCGCAAGCTAAACGCGCTGCGACGACTAGTAGATTGACGCCTCGAAGCCTTTTGACCCGCAGCGACTCAGGAGCCGCTTCGCCGGCTTTGGGGCCGCAGCCGGCTTCTGCATGGCTACTCACTAGCGTCATTTGAAATCACGGCGCCGGCGGCGGGCCGCTGCTCGATGCCTTGCGGAAATGAGCGCCCTGATGGCATAGCCAGCGATGACGCCGATGATGAATGCGGCGGCCACTATCAAAGGTACAGAGAACCGCTCCATACCAGCCGAATGCGGCACCAGGCTGCAGCGTTCCTACCTGGGGCACGAGAAGTAAAGGCTTAGTGCAGCACGCGGGCGGCCTCGGCGAGCCGGATCTTTTCTCGCAGCTCCTCGAGCTCCTGAAGCATTTTCAGAAGATCGGGCAGGACGTTTGCCCGCTTCAAAACTCGGGTCTTTTGCCCCATTGTACACGCCTCCATGGCTCGCTAACGCCGAGCCACATCAAGGCGCACACACGCAAATTTTCCCCTGCACGGCGAATTGCTTTTTTAACCAAATCAGCTGAGCATGTCCGTTGGGTGTGACAACCCGGACCTGAGATAGACCGCATTCCCTGGCTGGGCGTAATGTCGACGCCGTCCGGCAATATCATCAGATTTCCATGCGCCCCAGCACCGCGGCTGGACAATCCGTCGTTCGACCACGGCCGAGCCGAACGCCGCGTGACAGCCCGGCAGCGCGCCAGCCGTAGCCGCAATCCGCTGCGGCATCCTTGCAATAGCGTTTCCTCAGCCGTGACAGTCGCGGGGAAACTCCAGAAGGGCGAACCGCTCCGGGTCGATCCCTTTCTCGACGAGGGCGCCATACTCTGGAAAGGCGTTGCGGCCGCACGCCTCCTCCTTGCGGAGTTGTTCGAGCTTGCCGTGCAGCACAGCGGGAGGCCGCAGCAATGAGCAACGTCGTTGAGCTACAGCTGCCCGATCGCTTCGAGAACGAGGCTGACATCCAAAACATCGTTCTGCTGATTGATATGCTCGTCGTGTTGTTGGCTCAGCCCGATGCGGAGACGGCCATCGATGGGATGCACCGCGTCACGCAGATCATCTCGGATCATGCGCACGCGCTCCGGGACCGCCTACAGCAGGGCGGCTTGGCATGAACCGGCGGCGCCGAGCCCACAGAAAGCGCGAACGGCAGCGGCTGGCTGCCCACGCCCGCCGGTTGAAGCGATGAATACGAGGCCGCCGGATCTCCTTTCGGCGGCCTTCTCACTATTGCGGCAGCTTCCCGCGATCATTTTAATGGCGCGGTCATAGGGAGAAGTCGCAATGCAAAAATTGATTGCCGCTGCTGCATTAACCGCCGCACTCGCGCTAGCGGGCTGCGGAAGAGAGCCCGGGCCAAAGGGCGATCCCGGCCCTCAAGGGCCGGCCGGTCCCCAGGGTGCCCAAGGTATTCAGGGCGTCCCCGGTCCTCAGGGGCCAGCCGGCGCACAAGGGCCTCAGGGGCCGCAAGGGCCAAAAGGCGACAAGGGAGACAAGGGAGATCCGGCGTCCGTAAATATCCGCGCGGTACAAGCGGATGGCGCCGTCAATTGCGACACCAGCGAAACGCTCGTGTCCGTGTTCTGCCCGAGCGGAGGGGCAGCGGACGGTATGAAGTGCGGGGCCTCGCCGACGATCGGTCTGTGCCTGAAGAAGTGAGGACCGAGAGCCCGCCGGTTCCACGCTGGCGGGCCGCACGCGCGAAACCGGCGCTGTCCGGAAGAGTACTGACAATGTTCGGAAACGAACAGAACGAAGCTCGAGCTGTGAGTAAGCTCGCAGTCGCTTGAACTTCCCCAAGGTCCAAGCACCCCAACGGCCCCGGCCTCCCACGCCCACCCCATGGCCGGGGCCATTTTCGTCAGAGCTCGCGTGCCATCGCGGGATGGCTCCGGTTCTTCACCTTGATCCAGTGCTTCTGCCGACCGCCTCGGTACTGCCGATCGCGATGCGGGGTGGCCGTTTCAGTCAGGATTCCGGTCACGACACGACATCCAGCGGGACGCTGCAAACGGCGGCACCATCCTCGTCGATAACGAAGATTGCATACTTTTTGCCGATCAGTTGCGGTCTCGTTTCGCGCAGCGATCGAGCGAGCTTGATAGCTTCTGTCCGCGCCTCCGCCTCGCCCGGCAGGTCATGTACGCCGAAATCCGAGACCAACTGGGAATCGATGAGCTTGAAGGAAAAGAGAGGCAT